TTTTTAATTGCTTTTTTAATATTTAATCTTTTTGTCATTATCTTCTCCCGTCTGGTTGTGCATCCATTCTAAAACTACCATAACGCCAAGTTTCACCTGCAGCGTCATTTTCTATTCTTATAGAAAGTAATCTTCCTCTTGCTCTGGTATCAACTTTATCAGTAGAGGATGTTATTGTAAAAGGTCCTAAAGGAGAACTCGTTTGTGAGTCTGATGGAAAATCAGATATAAATAAAGTTACTTTAGAATTACCTACTAAGAGTTTATAATCAGGCATAAATCTTCTCATAGACATAAAAATTTCTCCATCTTCAATATCAAAATCTCCTGATCTTATAAATGCATCAATAGAAGTTGTACCTGAGCTATTAACTTGATCAGTCCCTACTTCATGAGCATAATATAAAGATGCCCCATAAGTATTTGTAATTCCCGAAATAGATGAAAATACTGGAGTTGTTGTTGTGTTATATTCTGTTGCATAAGGTAAATTAAATACACCTTGATCTTGATAGGTGGTTCTAGCTAATGAACTTGTAGTCCATACATTTTCACTATAGTTATATGTTACACATCTATCAACTTGTTGCGATCCTGATTTAGGGTAGAACCAATTAATTTCAGTATATAAACTATTTGGAGCTGAATAAATGGTATCTGCTGCATTATAGTTAATACCTAAATTTCCATTATTTATAGTAAAGACAAAGTCTTCAACTAAACAAGGTAGAGATTTAACAGTACCATCGTACATAAAAAATCCTCCCTCTCCTGACATCCAATACACTGCTCCATTAACAAAGGTGGCCGCATGCTGAGCAATACATCCACAATTGGTTCCCACTTGTCTTACTGAAAAAGTAAAAGGTGGACCAACAAATTGAATAACATAAGCAGCTGAATCAGTTAGCACAAAAACATAATCCTTACCTTGAAGAGCAGCAGTAATTTTATTACCTGTGTCTAACCTAAATGTTCCAGCTGTATTAACAGACGTAGGAGTATACTCATCTAAATTTTCTTGATCTGAAAATCTTACAAACATAGGATCTTGTGTTGATGGTGTTCCAATAGTTGTTTCTGTTCCAAAATGAAATAAATGTCTGTCTTTGTCCGACACAAGAGTAAATCGAGTTGCCGTAGGATTATTTGTTGTTGTAAAATTAGTAGTACTCACAGAAGCTCTTACTGTTCTAGGGTTAGTTGCTCCTGCATTCCAGGTAAATGTTTTACCATTAAAAACAGTTGCCACAAGTACTTCACCAAAATTATCAAGACTCCAATTACCGGGATCCAATACTACATTACTAGTTCCTCTTTCCGTTCCCCATGTGGAGTTTCCCCAAAGATACGTTCCCCAGCCGTACCCTAATGTTTGAAAAGTAGGTCCTACAATAATATAAGGATTAATTGTAGCAGCTCCTGAAGCAGAGGCTGCTCCACTAGCATTGACCCTCATTTGAATAGTGAAAGTATTATCATTAGGAACTGTTAAAATTTCAAAAGCACCTTCTGTAAAATCTGTTGCAGAATATCCTGTCGGAGGAGTGACTGCTGTAAATGTTACATATCTTCCAACTTGTAAACCGTGAGAAGTTTTGTTTACAGTAACATTGTTTTGACTTGAAAAGGTATTAAACGTTGCTCCAGTTATAGCGGTATCTAAAGGAGTAATATCGTAAAACTGTTCTCCATAATATATAAAAAGGCCTTGAGAAGTTCCTATTGCAGTATATCTCTCTCCTTTTAAACTAGTAAAAGCTAACTGTGCTCTAGCTGGTCCCGGAACAGTTTCTTGACCAACACTTAATTGTTGCCAGCCACCTATTTTTTCCGGTGCAGTATATCTAAATCTTACAAAATCACCGTCTACCCATTGTCCTGGAAGAGCTGATGGTACACTTTGTTTATTAAAACCTGCTGCAAAATTTACTTTTTTTAGTGCCATAATGTGATTATATCTAAATTATTTGGAAAATATACCTATATTTTAAACACAAATATAGTCCATTCTAGCTTGCGTATCAAATTATTTAACTGTTATTTACAGAGAAATTAATAGCCATACTAATTCTTTCACCCTTGCTGTGAAAACTATTTACAAAATGAGGAAGTCCAGCTGGAAATATAAAGAACTCACCTACTTCTGGAGAGAAGGTCTTCATATTAATAAAATGTTTATCTGATATTTGAGGATTTGTTAAAAAATTTATATCACCAGGTTTTGCTCCACTTGTTTCAAAGTTATCCCTTTCTTTTTGTAAATTTTTAGGTATTTTTAAATAAAAAACGGAAGAGAGATCACAGAAAGTATGTGTATGAATTGGATTTGATTCATTGGGTCTCATATAATTTACCCAAGCATTTTCTATACCTATGTTATTGCAGGGCTCATCATAAAAATTTTTATATGCTTTTTTATATAAGAGTAGATAGGGATCTAAAATTTGTGCTAATTTCTTTTGATCTTTTATTTTATATTCATTTTTAATTAATCCAGCTAATTTCTTATTCCATTTTTCTTTTTCATCTTTTTCACATAGACTTAAAAGAGCTTTTAAATCTTCTTTCATTAAAAAAGATTTAAATAATAAGGGTCCAGTATAGTAAAAATTATATGTTAATTCTTTTATCATTTAAAATTAGGTCCTGTTAAAAATACAACTAAATTTCTTCTTTCACCTTTAGTCACAGGAGTTACCATATGTCTAATGTATGATTTAAAAAAAACCATAGAACCCCTTTCTTTTAATTCAGGTACTGGGATATCATTATTTTCTTGTAAATACAAGTTTCCTCCTTCAAAGTTTTCTTCGGAAAGATTTATAAGTAATGTAAATTTAATATCACAGTAAGCTTTATTATCGCCATCTATATGCCAATCATAATCTGCTTTTTTGTCTGAAGAATATATATTATATAAACAAATATCCTCGTCTTTATAAGGCCATAAATCAAAATCATATCCTTTAGTGTTTGTATCATAAGCTTTTTCTAGTAATTTAGAGATATAGTTTTTTATTTTTTTGTAATTAACTACATAAGTTTTGACGTTTTTTTTAGATTTACCGTTTGCGCTAGTTGCAGCTCTGCTTTTCTCTTCTTCACATAAATAATTTTTCATTATAAACTGATTTAAATGTTTTACTTCTTTAGAACTTAAAACATCTTTCCAAAACCAATAGGGAGGGTGATTAGCCATTTTTATCCTCTTTTTCTTTCTTAAAAAAATCTGGTAGACCTAAATGAGGTCTGCCATCAAATAATACTGATTTTTTGGTTTTAAGGTTATAGTGAAGAAAAACCTGAGAACATTCTTCACCTTTAAATTGTTCTCTCCAATGCTCTAGTTCACAACCACGATAAATTAACATATCTCCAGGTTCTAAATTAATTTTAACTCCTTTAGCTTTACTATCAAAAGTAATTTTTTTCTCATCTGGAATTCCAACGTTTTCATTTGGACTTAGATAAATAGGCCAGGGATCTCCACCTAAATTTAAAGTAGTAGAAATTTCGCACGCAAATCTATCTTTATGGCGACCTAATATATCTCCTTGTTTATAAATACGAGTATAAGAATACGAAGGAGTTAGTTTTAAACCTATTTCTTTTTCTATTAATGGTTGAAGTTTTAATAATAAAGTTTCTGCAGCAATATCGGCATAGTGAGAATAAGTATTAGGTACATGAAAATCATCCCATATACCAAAATAAGTAGTAAAAGGTGATATGAACCTTGTATCAAATAAAGTTCTTGCAACTTGTTTTTTCATAGACATATAATTATTAAGAAAATTACAAAGATCCTCTAATACTACTTTTCGTATAATGGTATATTTTTTCTTTTTAAATTTCATTTTTGTGAATCCAACATTATATTACCTGAAATAGCAATTCTTATATTGTTGTTTTTATAGTACGGATATACAATATGATTTAATTTTGAGGGAAACATAATTAAAGTACCTTCATCTTCTTTTGATAAAGTATGTGTTTCTGATCTTGTTCCTCCTAAAATGTCTAAATACATAAAATGAAAATTACCTGAAAATTTTTCTTTTGAACTGTCGTAAGGTATTTGCATCCAAATAGAATAACTAAAAATTCCATCATGGTTATGGCAGGGAATAAATTCATGTTGTTTTTGTAGATTCATCCATGGTCTTCCGTATTTATAAGATAAATTACTTGTTAAAACTTTAATGTCTGCAAGTTTAGGAAAATGTTTTTCATATAGCTCATGAGCTGTACGAACAAAATCAATCAATTCATCATGACATTTTTCAATAAAAAAATGTTTAGGAACTCCTTCGGCACTTAGACCAGTAACAAATTTTTCATTCTTTCCTGCATTTAAACATTCTTTTAATAACTTCTTATATAACTTTTTAGGAAGCTTTAGTTTAATGTATCCGTAGTTAAAAAAATTATGTACTGTGTATGTATCTTTCATATTATTTAAAAGGTTTACCTAAGTTCCATATAACTAAAGAATGTCTTGTTCCTTTTGTTACTGGGCGTACTCTGTGCCACATAAAAGAAGGAAAAACAACCAATGAACCTTTAGGTAATATTTCTGTACATTTACTTGTACTTCTTTTTTTATCGGGATCTCTATTTCTAAAATCAAATTCTAATTCACCACCTTCATATTCACTTGGATCGGATAAACTTACTGTTACTGATAGCTTTCTAATTCTTCCCGTAGATTCATTATTTCCTTCGTAAGGCTTTTCCCAACTATCACAATGCCAGCCATAATACTGACCTTTTGAATATTTAGTAAACTGACAAGACTCCGACCAATCCCAAGAAAAATTCCAACCCGATTGTTCATTCGCTATGTTAACGTAAGGTTGGATTTCATTATATATCCATCTATCATCCATAAAAATAACATTCGAATCTCTTTTCTTTTTTATAGTTTTTAATTCCTTCTTCGTCAGAGGGTTTTTGTTTGTATCTCTCTTTGAGCTTGCAACTCCAGTAAGAGCCTGTACTTCACTATCTTTTTTTAATTTTCCATATTTAATAATTTCATCGCATATCTTGTGCGGAACGGCATTTACAAAACTCCAGTATTTATAGTGTAGGTTCATTATAAATAATTAAATTTAATGTTGACTCTTTCATTAGATGATTACGTACGTGGTTGTTAGAAACACATTAGTTTGATGAGAATTATTTTCGTTAATAAAAAATTTTAAATATGAAGGAAATAATAAAAAATGGTTATTTTGTATCTTAAACGGAGATAATTGTTCAACCCCTCTTTTATCTTTGGTTTCTACAATAACTGACGAATTTTTATCTACATCAATTCCATAAATCATAATATAATCAGGAGATTCTTTTATATTTACAGGATCAATTGAATTTCTAAGAAAAGATTGTTGCTTCGGTTCAAGAACATTTCCAAAAGACAACCTAGGACTTATTCTAATTTTAGTATCTAGAAATAAATTTTCACCCATATAATCTCTTAGTAAATTTAAAGTTTTTGAAGTAGGTACTTCATAATCAACAAATGCATAATGATAGGGATTACTACTTATAGTTTTTTGATGTAACTGAGAATGTAAGATTTCTGATTTAATTTGATATCTATCAATTTCATAATGTTTAGGCATTTCAACTTCGCCTTCAAACAAATGAGTTTCTAATAATATATTTTTCTTCATCTCTTTATACTTTCTATATTATATAATATACTTTTTATAAAGTATATTATTTTTTTATATAAAATTCAATACTAATTATTGATAGTGATTAGCTCGAAATTTTGATTTTCATCATTCCAAACATACATCTTATTCTGATCTTTTTCTTCTTGAGTAAGCTCAGGAACTTCTCCTAATGGAGACATCCATTTTGCTTGTGCAATATCTTTACTCCAGGTTGCAAAAGGTTGAGGAGGCCAAAAAATTTGATTTGTAGCATCCCATTCAGATCCTATTCCTACAGGATTTTTTCTTACACCATCTTCTAAAATCCATTGATTAGCAGGCCAACCAGTAAGATTTTCTAAAAAAGATTGACCTAAAGATTCATTTCTAATCCCATTATTATCTAATAGTGTTTTATCATCTACTACTAGTATGTTTAGTACTATATTAGATCCATTTATTTTTCCAAAATTTGCCATACTATTTATATTTATACCTTATTATAACAACACCTGTACCACCAACAAGAGGTTCATTTAAAAAGTCACCTTTTCCTCCTCCACCAGTTCCAGGAACTCCTTTCCCTTGAGGTGTTGAGGTATTATATGTAAGATTATTTCCGCCTCCACCAACTCCTCCGCCTGTAGGGTTTTGACTAGGAGCAGCGCCCCCAGCATAATATCTTGTTCCGCCTGTTGGACCAGTTAATCCAGATGTTAAACTAATTTGTGTTGCAGCTCCAGCTCCACCAACTCCAGAAGCATTTCCACCCGTTCCTGATGCTGTGGCTCCGCCACCGCCTCCACTATTTGGACTTCCTGGGCCTCCTGGATTTCCTTCAGGTGGACTATAACCTCCTGTGTTTCCACTTCCATTACCTGCGCCAGTTTGTTTTCCTCCGCCTCCTCCAGATCCGCCTGGATTTCCTGTACCTTGCCCAGTTCCTCCACCGCCTCCGCCTCCTGAAGCTGAGATAGTAGAAAAAGTAGATGTTCCTCCATTTTGACCGTTTTGATAAAGACCTGATTGAGCGGCTCCTGCACCAACTGTTATTGGATAACTTGTTACTGCAATCGGCATTGATGCCGATGTAGCTAAAGGACTTGCAGTGTATGTACCAGAAATTGCGTCAACATGAGCTTCTCTAAAACCTCCAGCTCCGCCACCGCCTCCGTATGAATATCCGCCAGCTCCGCCACCAGCAACTACAATATAGTCTGCTGCTTTTGCAGGTGAAGGTAATGCACCATCAATTGATTGAACTTCAAAAGTACCGCTAGATGTAAAAGTGTGGACTCTGTAGTCACCTATCTCTTCAATTGTGCCACCAGTAGCTTCAATTAACAATGATAAGCCACCTCGACCAAATCCACCTTTAGATCCAGATCCAAATGTTCCTAGTAAAGGCATCTTTCTAATCTCCTATGTTACGCGAATTGCGTTTGAGAAGCTAACGCTGTAAACGTAGACGACCCAGTTTTAATAATTGTATATGTGTAAGCATCTAAAGAGTTTATGTTACCTGCAGTGGGAGCTGCTCCGCCTTGCCATTCAGGTGTAACAGAGGATCCATCAATTTGAACCGCACTGTTATAATAAGCTGTTCCAGTATTAGCAACAATATGAGCTATTGTAATAGATTCACCGGTATCCATAATTGAGTCTAGTGAATTTGATCCATCACCTCTAATATTTAATGTCCAGTT